GTCGCCCACCACTATGTGGTGTATGACTCGTGTAAGGAGCTTGGTATTCCTTGGGCCTCTGCCCAGTACGTCATCCTTGGTGATGATGTTCTGTTTGGAGACCCAGTACTAGCTGAGGCCTATCGTCGGCGCATTGAGTCCCTTGGTGTACCTGTCTCTCTTGAGAAGACCCTTGTGTCGCGAGACACTCTGGAATTCGCTAAGAGGTATGTACACCAGGGAGAGGAGATCACCCCTTTTCCAATCTCCGCAGTGGTCGACACGGCACAGAATGTTTCTCTGCTGGTGTCGGCTCTGTATGGAGAGCAGAAAAGGGCTCTGGTCCCTCGAAGTGGGATTCCTGGTGCGGTATATCAGCTTTACCGGACATATCTTCACCGTAACCCCCGATCTTGTCGGAAGGCGCGGGATGAAGCTGTCCGGGTTCTGGCAGGTCTCGACTATTCGAGCGGCCACCTGACACGTCGGGAATTCCTAGGAATTCTCGCAGGTCAGCACGCCTGTCCTCGGGTGGATGACACTATCACTGATGCAGTTTGCGACTACATCTTTGATAGTGCCATTCGGGACCTGTTCAGCAAAGCTGTCTCCGTACCCCGTCTCAAGCTTGGTCTAGTTCCTCTGGAACTTATCCAAGTCATTGAGGGGATGGGAGACTACCGCCTGACCTCGGGAGGGCTAGAACTTGCCGGATCTCTTCCTGTAGTTGATGTTTATTCTCAACTCATTCAGATGTTCGACAAGTCTCTGTCTGGCCACCAGCTGGCTCGGGCGGAGGGAGAAGAATATGATGATCTGGTGAGAGCTATTCAGCTCCCACTGTCTGATAAACTTCTCCTTATCCCCGTCCGGGAACAGCGGGCGGTCATGCAGGGGAGATTCGCCGCTTCCCTCCTAAAGAACTTTCGCTCGACCGCCCAGAGGATCTCGAGTGGTGAACTTGATCCCCAAGCACTTCCTCCTATGGTTCCACTCCTTCCGGAATGGTACCATATTGGGAAGCTGTGCCAGGAGATGGTTCGTTACTCTGATTTCCCTGGGTGGTATGGACGAGGTTCATTAGGGTGGGGGATGATCAGTCCCCCGAACTAATTCTGGACTAGCTACCCAGAGTTAGCCTGTGAGAGTAACCTCCTCTTC